CTCTACCTTGTGTAAGTCTTTCTACTCTAGCACTTTCAGCAAATCTACCGGTTCTATAATTAAGTATATTATTACTAGTGCCCGTACCCATATTTTGACGAATTTTTTGATGCAGCAAACTATTTATAATATTTTGAAGGTTGCTAAGGCTTAAAGCTAATCCTTCTTTGCTTTCACTAAATTTTTTAGTATTATCCGCTCGTAATTTAGTAGTGGATTTTTGAACAACTTTAATAGATTTACGACGTTTTTTTATTGGCACTACACTATTAAGTAATACTTGTGATTTTTTAGTAGATTTAGATTTTTTATTTAAAATAGTATCAGTAATTATTATTTCTATATTATCTATTACACTAGGACTAGATTTTATTTTTAGCAATAAATTAACTAAACCATTAATACTATTTACTCCAAATACACTTAATAAATTAAGTCTACCTACAGCGTCTAATAGATTCCACTTTCTCTCTAACTGAGCTAAATCTTGCTGATTTTCTCGTCGATTTTGTACAATTACAGTTTGAAATAAACCAGAAGAAATTACTAGCTGTAATACTTCTGAATCACCTTTAGTCAAATCGCCAGTAGAAAATTTAATAGTAGTTTTTTCTTGGCCTGTTTGCTCTAAAAAATCCTTAACTATTAATTTAAAAGTTTCGTTATTACTATCTACAGATTTTAAAGCATTTTTTGCTGACATTAATTCTGCTAATATTTTTCCACTAATAATAGAGTCATCTGCTTTTGTATGACCCCAATTAATAATTTTAGTAGTTAAATAATTTTGATCTTTTAATTTAGAATTTGTAATTTTATTAGCAGTTAACTCAGTATCAATAAATTTTTTAATACGTCTATTAACAATATCACGAAGATTATTAAAACTATTGTAAGCAATTTTTAAAGAAGCTATTCTATTTGCATCGCCTTGAAAATATGTAACGACAAAAGGCGTTTTAAACTGTTGCTTGACATTTTCCATGTAAACAGACATTTGTTGGACTTTTTTATTGTCTATAGTCTCTGTTCCACCTTGATTAAATGCTTCTATAAAATTTTTTAGATTTTTATCAATTGCTGTAAATGTTTGAGTATCAAGCACTGGCCATTCATTTGCCATTTCTGTCATGGCTTTATTTATTGCAACTATTGCAACATTTGCAGCATTTACTGTTATATCTTTATCTTCAATAGCTTTTTCTAAAGCTTCTTTTATGTCTATTCCATGCAGAGAGAATAAAGCAGGAAATAATTTATCAAAAGAGCCTTTTCTTAGTCCGCTTAACTGTAATAATCTATCTACATTGGAAGTAGTCTGTGTATTTTGTTTAGCTTGATAAGCCTGTAGAGCTGTAGCTAATTGTAAGGCTGTTGTAAATGCCATTATGCATAATCCGCCATGTAGAGATCAAATACTCGTCTAATATGTGCTGGCAGACTGCTACTTTGTACATACTCAATTTGTGTAGTATTAGTGCCAGCAGCTTTAGTTGACTTTACTGCTGCATCATTGTCTTTGTAGTATGTGAGTAAATCCATACAAGCAGCTTTTAAATCTTCTGGCACAATCTCGTAACCACCAAAGTAGGCAACTTTATAGCCGCGAATTAACTTCTCAAATATGCCGCTAGGATGTAGGCTTATTATATCGTCGCCATCTACAACCCAATCTGTAAATTTTACTAGTGGTGTCCAAGTTTGGCCGTAGTCTTTGCTCTGCTGAACACTAGTTACTGTGACCACTGGAGTTTCGCGTAGGAGAATACGATCAAATCCGCCACTACTATATTCTATAAGAGGATCGTTATAGTAATCTATAAATGTGCGTTTGCAGTAAGTTTTTGCAAACTGTGAAACCTTAGGAATTAAGCTATCAATTTCACCGTCAGAATTTGCGCTATTAATCCCTATGTACGACTTATATTCTTGTCTGGTAAAAAGGCTTAATCCCATGTTATCTCCTGTTGTTTCCGGGCTAGACTCGTTAGAATCTAGCCAAGAAACAGGGCTTTATAGCCCTGTTAGTTCCCATCCCTGAGAATTAGGCTACGTAACGTAGAGCGCTTACGCCCTGACCAAGGTTAGTAGTAACTTGGGTCATGCCAGTGCGTAGGCTGGCAACCATTACGCGACGTTGTGTTTCAACTAGGTCATCGGTGTCAACACGTAGACCACGCTGATTACCGACTAGGAAGTTACCTGGTGCAAAGCAGATTGCTCCAACAGCACCAGCGGCTTTATCAGCAAACTCAGCACTTACTAGAACTGGAGTATTAGCAACGCTACCGATTTGACCTGTTAGTAAAGTAGCTTGTGTGCCAACTTTATCAACAGTTAGGAAGTTATCGTCGTCTAAGAGATCGTAGTAACCATCTGTTGAAACGATATAAACTAGCTCAGCAGGATCTAGGCCCCAAGCACCTAGGTCACGACGCATTTCGCGTAGTTTAGCAACGGTTAGTTTATTAGCATCGCTAATATCTAGATTAACTGCGCTTGTTTCGTCGTATGTGGCAAGACCTTTAACGGGATCTCCACCAGAACCAGCACCACGTAGCATTGCGCGATCAACAGCGCGAGCAACACGGCGAACCATTGCATCACGAATAACAGGCATAATTGCTAGTAAAGCGTCTTCTTCTTCTTCGAAGGCTACGTACTCGTTTGTAGCAACTTTGTATGCATTAAGAGTAATTTCTTTAAGAGCATGAACAGCAGTAGTACCAGCTGAAGCTGCTGCACCAAACTGGCTATTCTGAACCCATGTTGCAACACCTGCTTCTGGGTTTACAGGAATAGTCATTACGTTGGTTTGCATTGCAATACTACGTAGAGTAGGAGCAACGACTAGGCGACGGCGAACTTCGTTTTCCATTGCTAGGCTAACTTCTAGTTCCCAAGTTGCGCTTGGCTGGTGAGGGCTTTGACCTGTACCACCATACTTTTGAACTAATTCACGACCTAGACGTGTCTGGTCGATTGCTTTGCCGCTCATCTTGGCTAAGAGAACTGCTTTCTCTTTGTCAGCATAGCTCATTTCGCCAGCTTTGCCATCAACGAATTGCATCTTGCTTTTCTGAATAGCTTCTAGCTCTTGTGCTTTTTCTTTTAGGGCAGCTTCTAGGCCAGTGATAACACTCTTGGTGCTTTCAGCTTGCTCTTGGAAGCGCTTCTCTACTTCGGCTAGTAGCTTTTCTGCACCAGTTTCAGTAGGAGTTACAGCAGCAACAGCTGCTTTGATACGTGCTTGTAGCTCAGCTTCTGCTTGTTCACGAGCAGCTTTCTCAGCTTCTACACGAGCTTGTTCTTCTTTGATAGCCTTAGCAGCTTGCTGTGCAGCGTCTTGAGCTGTTTGGGCTAGTAATTGCTTTAATTCTTCTGGAGTCATGTCCAATTCCTCTTTGGTTGTGCTCTTTGCTTGCCTAGTGGTGTCTAGCCCTTTAGCTGACTCGCTTTGGGGTGCAAATTGCTCTATAAATTCACGATACTCCGTTACGGAGTTAAACGATTTTGAAAGATTAAAAAGTGTGTTTTGATTTGCTGGTACCGAAACTACCGAAATTTCATGTAATTCTAAGTCTTTGACTAGGAAAACTTCTGCGGCTGTATTATATTCCGCATCTTTAATTCTAAATCCAACTGAAAATGCTGTTAAAACTTCGTCTTTGATAAGCTGGTATACTTTTTCAGCAGCTTTTGAGATCCTAGCTTTAATCCATAATCCTTTTGCATCTACTTTGTGCTCAGTCATACGACCAACTGGTTGAGTATGGTCATGAAATGCTAGGATAACAGGATTTTTTATGTAGTTCTCTAAGCCTTTTTCCCAGACTGAGATGGGGATTACATCGCCGTGTCTGTCAACATCCACAGTTGATGCGTATCCACTAATCTCAATTACGTCTGGTTCTGCTGGTAGCGGCTCAGCTTTAGTAAAGACACTGTTAAAGTACAGGATCTTATTTTTGTCTACCATAATTTCCTCTATTCATTTCCACCCTGGGGCCTACCCCCTTGGGATGGATTTGCTGCACTACCAGCAATGTTAGCTGGAATTCTTATCTCGTCGGCTCCCGCTAGCTTGTCATAGCGGAGTTCCTGGCGAGCTTCGTTAGGTGTTATAATACCGCCGTTGACCAGTGTAGCGTGGTAGCTGGCAATATCTTTAATATCTGGTTGTAAGGCCGAAACCGTTTGTGTGATGGCTTCTATGTCGTAGCCAAAGTACCGTTCTACAGCACTTACCCAGGACTTAGCAATAGGCATCACAGTTTCTAAGTAGAATAAGCGCAG